CCAACCCAAGTCCATTTAATACATCGGTACTCTATGGTTGCCGCCATTAGACGATCACGGAAAACACCAAACAATAATATAGCTACAAAAAATGACAAAACAACTGAAACAGACTGCCGCAACAATTGCTTCGGCATAGTCTCTCATTACTCTGCCATAGTAAGTTGTGCGTCCCCAACTTCTTTAGCCGCAGCGGGTACTGTAAAAGATTGAATAAATGCCGATCTGGTTGGAGCATCCATTAACTTCATCATTGAAGAAACGAACTCATTTGTTCTACCTTTAGGTATGCCAACAGTCATAAACTGAGCCAAAGCACCTGGGTTCATCATCAACTCAGCCATCTGTTTGTTGTAAGCGTCTGCATTACCTCTTTGTAAATATTCAACAGCCGCCTTCATTACTGTATAAGTTCTGTTTAACAGTTGTGGGGCTTCTTTTAGAATTTCAGGGCCACCAACATCAAGCGCACTAACTTTTCTTGCAAGTTCTTTTGCTTTTGAATCCCGCTTTAGGTCTGCCAATACGTTGTTTACAGAAGAAACCTCAGAGGGAGTAAGAACATCTGACAACTTCTCGAACCTTGGAATACCAGTAGATTTTTTAATTGTTCCCGCAGCATTCTCAACAGCAGTAGCAAACTCACCAGCAGATTCTTTGCCTAAAGGAGTGTTTAAACTCTTAGACAAGTAATCTCCAACTTCCATGCGATTTAGTTTCTTGCTGTAATCCGCATAAGAAGTAAGATATTTGCCCCACAATCCATCAGATGATTTGTTTAATGATGCATCAATAAATTGTTTTGCATTACCTATTGCTTTAGCCGCTTGCTGAGGAATTCCACCAGAAGCATATTGCTCACCAAGATTAAGCATTTTTGCGACATCTTGATTGGATATTTTTCTAATGTTTTCGTACACATCACGACTATTTAACAAGCCATTTTCATCGGCCTTAGAAACAACTTTATCTCTAATACCTTGCAAAACAGCTTTGCTTTGGTCAGATACAGTGCCACGAATAGCTTTGTCTAATTGATCTGTTAAATCGGATGCACGCAATGGAAAGAATCCATTTTGCTCCAAACTATTAAGTTGGAATTGTTTTAATTGAGCTTCACCACGCAACGTCCCTGCAAGTTCTTTATATGCCTTTGCACGACCTGTTGCTTCTGACGCAATATCACCCGCAGACAACCAACCAGGTTGTCCTTTTGTTGCCACCGCTTGTTGACGTGTTGCCGCTAAAGCTGTCATACCAGATGTTTGTTCAGCAGCAGCCAAGCTATTAAACTTATCTGAAATTTCTTTTTCTAACTTGGTAAAAATAGGCCCTGCAAGATTGGTTTGTTCTAGTGCAGTTTCACGCATTGGCGTTGTTACTTCTTCTCTTTTTGCAATTACAGCAGCTCTTTGAGCCTCTGTGCCAGCAACCGACTGAATCTCTCTTGCCCTAGCCGCTTGTTGTTCTACCAAACGCTCTTGGAACTCACCAGCTACTTTTGCTTTACTAGCAAGTTTGCTCTGCGCTGCCGCAAGTTCAACTGCTGAAGGAATATCAGAAATTGCTTGTGCCGCAGTTGGTCGAGAACCACTTACTAATTCTTTTGCATCACGCAATGCTTCAATTACTTTTGTTCGATCAGGGCCAGCAAGTTCATTCAATTGTTTTTGCATGAACTCTTGGCGACCAGTAGGCGTGAGTCCTTTTAGTGTGTTTAAAAGACCTCCAACAGCCTTTACGCCACCTTCAACAACAGGGCCAAGAACAAAACCAGTAGCCATTTGCTCTAATTTGCGTTCACCAAACTGTTCTACAGGAGCATTTACTGGTTGCAAAGCACTTAAAGCCGCACCAGTGCTTCCAGAACGAGCAATATTACTAACGATACCTGCACCAGCTAAAGGAGCTTGTGTAACCCCAACCAAACGATTTACAGGGCTTATAACATTACCAAGTGTTTGATATGGGTCAAAACCACTACTGCCAACTCTTGCTCGACCTTCAGTAGTAGCTTTTTCAACATCACTAACAAGTTGTGTTGCACCTTGCTTAATATCTTTGCCAAACAATCCAGTGCTTGCTAACAACTGATTAACAGCTAGTGCAGGATCAACAACAGCGCCCTTGATTGTTCTAGCAATAGGACTGCCAGCACCAAACATTAGTTCCATGCCTGATACAGGTGTTGTTTTCATACCAAGTTGCGTATAAAAAGTGTCTTTAGGTATGTCTGAATAAAATTTTGAATGAAAAGCATCAGCCAACTGAGTGTCAGTCATGTCTGAATATTGAGGATATTCTTTGCGAATTTCAGCAATCGTAGCCATAAAAACTCCTTAACGAATACCCAATGGGTCAGACTTATTTTTTGCAGGTTTAGCAGCTTCACCTTTAAGGTAACGCCTTGACAGATTATCTAAGATCGCCAAGTTTGCCTCTTTTGTCATACCCTCGCTACCAAGAGAATCCAAGTATGTTTTCAATTCAACATTGGAGTTAAGTTGTTGAGCACTCATACCTGTAGCTTCTTTTACAGCATTCAGCAATTGCAATCGAATGCTTTTAAGTTCATCACGTTTTGCTTGCTCTGGAGTACCAAATACACGACCACCCATTTGACCAACAGTTCCTGTTTGCAAAGATGTCACCAAGTTTGCAAGAGGGCCTTTTGATGTGCTTGTTATGCCACCCATTTTAGCTAAATCTTTAACTAAGGTTTCTGCTGTAGAAATTGTATCTCCCAAAGCCAATTGTCCTTCTTCAACCTTTTCAGCTTTTTCTTGAGCTTTAAGAACTGCCGCACTAGGGCCTTTGAGTGATGCAGTCAATTCTGCTATATCTCTCTTGGATTGAACTTGCAATTGAGCAATTTGTAAAGCAGTAGCACCTTGCACCCGAGCCGCTTCAATCTTGGCATCAGCCGCAGTTTTAGCCGCTTCAATCTTAGCTTGGTTAGCCGCATCTGTTGCCGCAGTTTTAGCTTGTGTAGCTTCTGTTTTGCTTGCAGATGCAGTCAAAGCCGCAATAACTCTATCTGGTGAACCATACTTAGTTAATACAGAAAGCACATCATCTTGCGTTGAACCTTGAGGAAGTTTAGACAACTCATCACGCAACTTTGTTTCTTGGTCAATAGACAATTGAGTCTTAGCTGCTGTTGCCAAAGATGCTGCTTGTGCTGCCCGTCTTTGTTGTGTTTGAGCCATCTCACTCTGCGCTTGACGAGCATATTGAGCCAAAGCCATAGCACCTTGTTGGTCTCCAGCTTGTGCAAGCATTTGAGCACCTTTTAGGATCGACTCAGGATTAGTTTGGTCAATCTGTTGAGCAATGGTGTTACGAGTGCTGATTAGCTTCAACTGAGGGTCTTCTATGCCCATAGCACCCGCAAAGCCACGACCTAGTTGACCAACACTAGCCTGAAGACCCGCTTGAGCCGCAGCACCTGGCGATAGTTGTGCCATCGAGATGCCACGATTTAAGTCTTGTTGGTACTGTTGGTTTTGAAACATTTGTGGAGTCAAACCAAACAGACCCGCTACGATATTTTCTGCCATGATGATTCCTTATAAGAACAAGCCGAGGTCTTGATTGCCATAAGCTAATCCAGTTCCAAATCCTGATGCACCTAAACCTGTTTGACTTAGTGCAGATTGAAGTCCACCACCAAACAAACCACCGAATGCTTGACCAACCATAGCGTTAGGACTTCCTGCAGCAGTTAAACCTTGAGCCAATAGATTGCGTGTTGCATCAGCACTTGTTGCAAAACCAGTACTTAATTGCGCTCCTTTTAAGCCTAGTTGACCAATATTGAATCCTGTTTGAGAACCAATTTCTCCTAATTTGATGCCCAAGTCGTATGGTTTTTGTCCCAAAGTCTCCAAGTTCTGAGCTTGAGTCATTGCAGACGTATAAGGTGCATAAGCAGCTTGCTGACCACCATAGTAGTTACCCATTGCCGTAGCGCCCTGACCAAGCAATCCTGCACCAAACAACACATCCCTCTGACCTGCTTGTTGAGCATTAGCAGCCAACTGAGCCTCTTGAGTAGCCCTTGCGTTATACAGAGCTTGCAGTTCAGGAGTAGTAGCACCCATAGTGCCACCTTGAGCTACAGACAGACCGCCACGACCTTGTTGTTGAAGTCTGTTTTGCAAAGCAGCCAACTCTTGTTCTCTGCCTGGTTGCAACAAACTCATCTGCTGATTGAGATAGTTCTGTGCAACATCTTGCGGAGATTGAGCCAAGTACTGATTACCAAGACCAAATAGACGTTGTGCGCCCGTTTGAAGAGGTGCAAACTGTCCTTGTGCTTGTTCTGCTTGTGTCAGACCTTGATTAGACAAAGCCATAAAACGATCTTGTTGGGCTTTGACATCAGGTGTTAAGTTGTAACCAGCACTTGATAACCTACCAGTAGCAGGATCAAAACCAAACTGAGAAGTCCCAAACCTTGTGGTCATGCCAATAGGTCTAAACTGAGCCGCATCTTTTGCCGCTTTTGTTTCAGCATCAATCATGGCCTGCGCCCGTTGAGCCGCTTCCCTTGATGTTTGCATCTGCAACAGATTGCCAGCAGTACCAAGACCACCAGAGATTAGATTAGCAGTAGATGACCCCAACCCCCCCAACAAACTTGACAATCCTGCCGATCCCGCTGCATTGAGCAAAGGATTGGATGTAGATGCAGGTGTGGTTGCGGGTGGTGTTGTACCAGTTACAGAAGCAGGCAATAATGATGTAGGTAAGGCAGCTAAAGTTTCTCCAACATTAGTCGGTCTTGGTGCAGTAATTGTCTGAGTTGCAATAGAAGGAGCAGCCAATGCGGGTACTACTGCCGCAGCAGTATTAACCACCTCTTGTGCGGTAATTGGTCTGCCACTTTCGATGACTTTTTCAGCAATAGTATTAGCTTGTGCGGGAGTTACGTTTGGTATGAGCGCAGCAACTGCACTTGCTATTTCTTGAGTTTGTGCAGCTTGAGTACCAGTAATTGTTTGTTGTGCAATAGGTTGATTTACTGCGGTTACTGTACCTGCTAAAGCACTGACAATTTCTTGATTTGTTATAGGTCTGTCACTGGTAATAATTTGCTCTGCAACAGTATTGGTAATGTTTGGTGAGATAGCAGATACGGCATCAACCAAATCAGAAACCTTCAAGTTCTGACCACTTGTTACTATAACTTCTGCTTGAGTCTGTGCTTGTTGAGGAGTTACGTTTGGTACTGTTGCAATAACCGCATTAGCAATTTCTTGCGTAGAAGCTACTCTGTCTCCAGTAACTTGCACAGTAGATAAGTTAGAAGGTGTAGTAGGTGTAGTGGGTGTAACTGTTGATACCAAAGCACTAACTACTGGCTGTATGGCATTTGAGTTTGAACTTGTAATAATCTGTTCAGCAACAGTAGGGGTGATATTTGGAGAAACAGCAGAAACAGCACTAACCAAATCATTGGTAGTTAAGTTTTGACCACTTGTGACCAATACTTCAGCTTGTGTTTGAGCTTGTTGTACAGTTACATTGGGTACTGTCGCAAGAATAGCGTTTGTAATCTCTTGAGTAGTTGCCAATTTATCGCCTGTAACTTGTACGTTTGCTAGGTTAGAACTAACGGATGGCGCAACTGTTGAAACTAAAGCACTGACTACTGGTTGAATAGCATTTGAGTTTGAGCTAGTGATAATTTGTTCCGCAACACTATTTGTAATATTGGGAGAAACAGCAGATACAGCAGTTACAAGGTCATTTGTTGTTAAGTTCTGACCACTTGTAATCAAGACTTGTGCTTGATTTTGTGCTTGTTGGACAGTCACATTAGGTACTGTTGCAAGAATGGCATTTGTAATCTGTTGTGTAGATGCTAACGTATCTCCTGTTACGTTGACTGTACCTGCTTGCGTTACTGGTGTAGTTACAGAAGGAAGGCCTGCAATAACACCTGCAAGAGCTGCATTTGTGTCAACACCAGACAACAAACCTTGCCCTGTAACATTAACGCTTGGCAAGTTAGCGGGTGTTCCTACATTGGAAGCAAGTTGACTAGCAACTAAGTTTAATGTCGCTTGATCCACCATTTGAGGTTGAGTAGCACCAGTTACATTCAGAGTTTCCGTAGTTGGTGTAGTCGCTGCGGTAGTAGTTGCTTGGGTAGTAGGAGTAACCAAACCGCCTAATAGACCACCCGTACTTACTGCAGGAGTAGTTGTTCCAGTAACATTTACAGCACCAGGTATTGGTAATGATGCGACAGGAGTGCCTGTTATAGAAGATATTGCTCTTTGAACAGTTATGTCGTTATAACCACCAGCCGTTAAAGTATCAGCAATTTGAGTAGTTGATAAACCTTGACTTGCTAAGTTTTTAGCTTCTGTAATAGCAAGCTGACGCTGTGTCGGCCCAACATCAGCAGTAGAACCAGTAGCAAGATAGTTGTCCAATGCGGATGCGCCATAAGAAGCAGCACCACCAAGCAAAGCAGCCTTAAGAATATCTTGCCCTGTGCCACCTGCTAATGCAGTTGTACCGCCACCAATAGTAGCACCAGTAAGACCAGCCAAAGTAGAGCCAGTAGTGCCTGTTAAGCCTCCTAGAAGACCTGTGAGGCCAGGCAAACCAACTGTAGCTGCAGCCAATCCCAAGACAGGAGCAGCAGCCGCCAACAAGCCTTTATCACCACCACCAGCAAAAGTGCCTGAGTTGATAACTTCACCAGTTTTTGAATTAACTGTTTCCCAGTTAGCCGTATTGTTTGGGTCTACTCTTGTTTCATAAACAGATTGAGGAACACCTGCAATCTTTGCTTCGATGTCATCACCTTCAATGACAGTACCACGGGCAGTAGGAATAGCCCTTACCAATTCTTTAGCAACTTCAGGAATAGCAGCAGCCTGAGTAATAATCGCAGGAGCTGTAGCTACAGTGTCTGTTTGATAGGCTTGTGCAATTGCTTGTGGTGTACTAGATGGAACTTCATTCTTGAACTGAGATAAAGCATCAATAACAGATTGGTTATAGATTGCCGTACCTTCAGCATTGGTGTGCAAAGCATCTATTAACAAATTCTTGTTTTGCAGAATCTCACCTTGTGTACCAACTAAAGCAACATTCTTGTTTTCTTTAGCAATCTCAGTAAACAAAGAATCAACTTTAGGGTCAAAGTTGTTAGTGATTACATCTTCAACAGACTTGGCATAAGGCGAACCAGTAAGAACAACATTGACACCTTGGTCACCTAGCGTCTTAACAATCTCGCTAATGTTGTCTTTGATAGTGCCTTTATCTACGCCTTGTAGAAAGTCAACTCCACCTGTTTGCAGGTAAACAGTAGAGTTAGGGTCAAACTGACCACCACCCGCCAAGAATGTATTGAGTTGAGCAAGAGTGTCAGCAGTAGTTGCACCACCTACAGCATAGTTAGATGTTGCTTGACCCGTAGCGGCTGTTAATTGTTCTGGCAATGCAGTATTTAGACTATTCCAACTAGCACCAGCCAAGATGTTGCCACTTAGTAAACCACCAGATTTACCACCAGTTGCGTTAGCTACGTCTTCAGCAGAGATTCCATACTGACGCATCTGCGATTGAGTGGTAGCGGCATCTGGGTTTGTGGCAAGAAAATCACGAATGATTCCATACAGGGTATCAGCAGAACCACCTGTATTAAGTTGATAACGCAATGCGTCAGATATAGCCATGATTGCTCCTTATTGTGGCTCAACAGGCCAAGTAATAGTCCAAGGGAAACCAGACTGAGTTGTAATGTCACGCAAGGCTTGACGATATGTAGCCCATACTGCTTTGTCAACAGGAGCATCAGCTACTTGTGTCCAATCAGAATCTGCTAGTTTTTGACCACGGCTATTACGAACAACTATGGCTTGTACAGCATCATTGTTTTCCTTGTATATAGCAATATCATCAGCAGTGCGGGGTGTTGCCGTATAGCTACCATCAGGATTTTCAACCACAATAAAAAGGCTGTCATCTGGCCTTACTGGGTCAGCAACTTCAATCATGCCTACCTTGGCACGTTCATCGGCATTGGTAAACCAGCCAGCAGGGTATTGAACGTCACCAATAGTACGTTGGTCGTTCTCATTTACTTTAATATTGTTTAATAGAAACATATATAAATCTTTCGTTAGTTTTGATGGACTTATGTGTACGTGTACGTAAAAGCAGTTGCCCCAAAATTGCCAGTTGCGGTTAAAGTGCCACCTGCGTTTTCTCGCAATGTCACAGCAGGGTAAAACGTACCAGACAAGCCTGTAAATGCAGTTCCTTGAGATACTCCATTTTTATAAAACGTAAGTGTTCCAGCAACCAAGTCTAATTTTATTCCCATAACATTTCCAATAGCATAAGTTGCTCCGTAAGCAACTCCATTACTTGCAGTGTATTTGTTGCCATTTAAAGAGAAATACCCCCACCCAGTTGAAGGTGCATCAGAACCAATAAAACCATTAAGGTTCATTGAACGGTAGCCCACTCCAACAAAAAAACTATAACTAGTAGAAGTACCACCCAAAGTAACTTCAAATACTCTTATTCCTGAGTTAATTCCAATAGTGCCAAGTGATGAAAAAAACGGGCCTGACTGATTAGCAGTAAGGTTTCCATTACTTAAAGTGTTAGATGAATAACTTGGGTCAAACGTACCCGCAGCACCCCAAGGTAGCAGCCCTTCCTCACCACCACCAAGCAACAAAGGTACTCCACCGACTATCATTTGACATCCTTGATGAGTTGGCACGTTGCTCGGGAGGAAGACTCAACATAATATGCTAAGATATCTACCGCACCCGAAGTTGCTGTTAGTGTTGGTACAGTTCCACCAGCAAACTTATAGAAAGTGTTGTAGGCCAAAGTTCTTGCAGTTCCACCTTGAGTAATGGTGATAATTCCTGATTGCCCTGCTGTAGCATTAGAGGGCGAAGCAAGTGTGGTGTTCTCGCTAGTGGTGTGAGAAAAGTTATTGTTTGTTGCAAGGTCTATAGCAATAGAAGCACTGCTTGAAGTTAGTGATGTAACAGTTCCACGTTGAGCACCAGCAAACGCATTGACTGCATTAGTAACGGCAATATTAGCCCCTGCTAGAGTTGTTGCACCTGTTCCACCATTACCAAGAGCAAGAGTTCCAGTTACATTTGTTGCAGCATTAACAAATGTTGTAGAAGTTGTGCCTGTTCCACCGTTGGCAATAGGCAGTGTTCCTGTTACACCTGTAGATAAAGGTAAACCTGTAGCGTTAGTTAACGTACCGCTAGATGGTGTTCCCAACTGAGGGGTAGTTAGGATAGGGCTTGTCAGGGTCTTGTTTGTCAAGGTTTCAGTACCTGTCAAAGTAGCAAAGCCACTAGCAGTAAATGCCGCTTGAGTCCAAGCTGATCCTGTCCATACAAATAGTTGACTTGTGGTTGTATTAAAATACAAAGCACCCGTTAATAATGCATCACCATCATTGTCAACAGTAGGAGCAGATGACTTAGCACCCAAGTATCTGTCATCAAAAGAGTCGTAACTAGCTGCCGCATTAGTAGCTGATGTAGAGGCATTGCTTGCACTTGTAGAGGCATTTGAGGCACTTGTTGAAGCATTAGAAGCACTTGTAGCCGCATTAGATGCAGAAGTAGCCGCAGCAGTAGTAGAACCAAAGATCGAATCTATTTCAGTTTTGGTATAAGCATTTGAGATGTTGTAGCCAGCAATAGTCGTTGGATTCGTTCCTGCTGTAGCTCTACCATAAGTATCAAAGGTTACAGACTGATAAGTGCCTGGCGTAACACCAGAAGATGCCAAATCAATGTTGTCCGAATTGACAACAATACGGCTAGAAGATGCAGTACCTACATCTAGCGTGTTACCTGTCTTTGTAAGACCATTACCCGCAGTAATTTGACCCGCACCAGAGAACTGCGCCCAAGTGATAGATGTGCTTCCCAATGTCCCACCTGCATCGATTGTGCAAATAAAGCCAGAATCAGCGTTAGTTGTTCCTTTTTCAACAAAGGTAAAAGCCGCTACCAACTCAGCGTATGTGTCAGCATCGGTTGTGCGTGTCCAAGAACCTGTTGCACACAAGTAAATACCATTGTTAGAAGCAGTAGATTGGTCTTTTACCAAGACCCGATCACCCGCAATAATCGAAATGCCATCAATGGTTTGTGCGCCAGACAAAGTGATGTTTGCAGTAGTAGCCGCAACCACAGAGGCTTTGGCATCAATACCTTGAGCTAGTGCATCTACATAACCTTTGGTAGCCGCATCAGAATCATTTGTAGGGCTTGCTAAACCAGTAATGGTTGCAGCGGTACTGCTATCCATGTCCAATGCGCCAGAGATGGTCACATTGTTGAATGTAGAAGTACCAGTAGCCGCAGTTACGTTGCCCGTTAGGTTGCCAGTTACGTTACCTGTGACATTGCCTGTGACAGCACCCGTTACATTACCTGTGACGTTACCTGTGACTGCACCTGTCAATGGGCCACTAAAACCTGTATTAGCAGTGATGTTTGTGCCTGTAATGGCAAGGGGAGAAGAGCCACCAATAACCGCACCATTGATTGTTCCCGCACTAATAGCAGCAGAAGCAATGGTAGCAGATGTGCTAACAGTAAGGTTTGTAAATGTTCCCGCTGCGGCAGTAGTTCCACCAATCACAGCACCATTTATCGTACCCCCAGTAATGGTGGCAGAGGAGTTATCTGTCTTTGTAGCTACAGCAGTAGCAATGTTATTGAACTCTGTATCAATTTCAGTACCTTTGACAATCTTCAAAGGATTGCCAGGTGAAAGATTATCTTTGGTTGCAAAGTTAGTGGATTTTGAATAATTAGACATGGTTTATCCTATCTTGCCTTCTTTGGCTTGAAGTTCAATTTTCTGAATTGACAACTGAGTGCCATTGATAGTGGCTTCGTAACCAGTTTGCACAATTTTACCTGCACTTGAAGCATTGCTTGTTAGTGCTTTAATTGGTATACCGCTTGCGTAGTCTGCAACTGCATACTCTCCAACTCCATACTCAAAATAGCCTTGAGGTGGAATAAAGACGTTCTCTGACTGATAAGCGCCTGAATAATCAAAAGCCCACTTAATTGTGAGGAATTGGTTAGAGCCACCAATCACAATTGCTGTAATAGACTTCAAAATAGAAATCTGATTAGGGTTTCCTAAGTCAGCATTGTTGGTGTAGTACAGGAATCGATAAGTAGTAGTGTCATCAAGATAACCACCATACTTACCAATGTAACCATTCTTGCCAATGTAAAGGTCTCCATTACGCAACGATCTTAGTGCGGTTGGTGAAATATTGTCCCATTTGGTTACACGAGAAGCACCATCTTGCAAAGATTGCTTAGTATCAAAACAATAAACTTGCAAAGTAGCTGGCAGAACAAGCAGATAAAAAGCATTCTTCTCTGAATAAACAGATTTAACGTTTGCTAGTGTTTCTCCAGACAAGGAAGATTCCAAATCAAATCGAACATTCTTAGAAAGGTCTCGCAATGGAGCAGACTTCTCTTGAATAGTCCTCATCAATGAACGAACACCTGAGTCTGACAAGAAAACAACATCAGAGCCAATGCTTTGTATGGTGTCTCTAGCAATACAACCAATCGAGCCTACTGTATCGCTTAGAACAAGAGAAGCAGGGGTAGAAGCATTTGCGTAAACAAGAATCTGTCGCTTACCAAAGATAAACAAGAAATCATTGTGAGCTGCCAAACCCATTACTTCATCAGCACCATTAGGCCATACACGGGAGACATCCAATGACCCTGAAGTACCACCACCCCATACATGACCTGCAATTAGATCAGAGAAGGTAACTGTTACTTTATCGGATGTAGTGTTAGCCACCCACAAGCGACCAAAAGCTGAAATAGCAATGTTGGCTTGAGGAACTGTAGCTACATAACCAGACTTCTCAGAAACTCTGCGATAAGTAGTTGTACTTACAGCAGGGTCATAAATGAGTGGATCGTGACCTGTTTGGAAGAAGTATGCAATGCCATTTAAAGATGCACATTGCCAATTAGATGCTGTAATAGTAGGAGCAGAGCCACCACCACCATAGGTCAACTCAGTAACAGCGTTAGCAGTACCAAGTTTAAATATCTTGTTGTTACCAGCAAACAGAACAGTCAAAGTTCCATCATTTTGGACTAACTCATGGATCACGCCAACATCGTTAGCGCCTAAATTGCCAGAGGATGAGTTAACCCTTGTCCAACCTTTTCTAGCACCAATACGACCATACTGATCCAAGATGACGTTAGTTGCAACCAAGGCAAAGCCTGACTCTAAACTAAGAGGCGAATCTTCAGTATTCAGGCCATAAAAGCCTGGTGCTGAGAGACTGTAACTTTGAAGTTGAGATGCCATTAGACCGCCACAAAGTTGTCTTCTGGATAACGAGTGCTTTCCAATGCAATAGCGTCCGACAGCATTCCTCTGAACAAAGCATAAGCCTCGGCAGAGTTAGTTCCACCATCCTCGCCACGCTCAATCAAACCACGGGCATAGGCACTTTGAGCCACTAAATAGTCTAAAACCTTGACTGAAGTGCCATCAGCAGACAGATTAGCCTGTGGAATTGTTAAATCAAACTTAAGTGTATACACGCCATCAGGAACAGGGAACAGGTCAATTTTTGTGTCTCCACTACCATCTACACCACTAAAGCAGAACTCTGAAGGAATAGACTGTGAAGGTGTACCAAAGTTGAGCTTGCGGTTCATATCCGCAACAGCAATGTTGTCTAGGGTAATGACACTGGTAGTGTTTATAGCGTCATTGATACGGAACTTCTGACCCGCACCAGTTAAAGAGTAAGAACTTGTGGCACTGGTAGTTGTTACTGTAATTGTTTGTCCTAAGACATTCCAATTATAGGAATCTTCAATCTGGCGCTTGGCATCATTGACAAACTTGCCAATCAAAGAAGAATAGGTAGTTTCGCCAACAGTTGTGACTGTGCTTTCACGCAAGCGAACCAAAACATCGTTAACAAGTTCTAAGTAGGTCATGTTCGTTGCGCTCCTTGAACCTCAAATGTGGCAATAAAACTGAATGTACTTGCACTTTGAGTAGTAATTTGAATCCTATCGCCTTCTTCTAAAACGATATAAGCATTGCCATCAAACTGAAGGTATTGCT